ACGATGAGAAGCGTAAGATATTCTATGAAAGACCATTACACGATTGGTCAAGTCATGGCTCTGACTCGTTCCGTTACTTAGCCCTTGGATTGGATGAAGGACATTCAACGTGGTCTAAGCCGATTAACCAAACTCCGAAATGGATTGTCTAATGTATGTAACTATGCAGGGTGTAAATCTAGCACCTAAAGTAAAAGAACTTGAAAAGCGTATCGAAATGCTTGAAAATATGGTAAAAGAGTTACAATTGGATAAACCCAGAATGGGACGCCCTCCAAAGGACAAGCATGGCACAGAACGAGTTAATGTCGATAATCCAATCAGAGATTGATGATGCAATTGGATTTATTGAAAGCGAAACTGTTGAACAGCGCAAACAGGCTCTGGAGGCTTATCTACGACAGCCCTATGGTAATGAAGTTGAGGGTAAGTCTCAAATCGTTACTGGAGAAGTAGCAGAAGCAATTGATGGTGCGCTACCTAGCTTAGTTCGTATCTTTACAGGCTCAGACAATATCGTAGTCTTTGAGCCACAAGGCCCGAAAGATGAAGCCTCAGCAAAACAGGCCACAGACTACTGCAATTGGGTATTCAATCGTGATAACGCTGGTGTAGCCATTCTGCATGATTGGTTCAAAGATGCCTTGATGCAGAAGAACGGCATCGTTAAGGCTTATTGGGAAGATAAAGAAGACATTACAAAAGAGCGTTACTTTGACTTGTCTGACGATGAGTTAGCAATGCTGATGAGTGATGAGACTATGGAGATTGTCGAGCAAGATACGACAGAGTTTCCTATCATTGACCCAATGGGTCAGCCAGTTGTTGACCCTATGGGTATGCCTGTGATGAGTGCTACACACAATGTTGTGGTGCAACAAAAGAAAAAGTCAGGCAAAGTAACGATTGAGAATGTTCCTCCAGAGGAGTTCTTGATTAGCAAGAAGGCTAGAACTATTGCTGACTCACCTTTCGTAGCCCACAGGCAGATGTTGACTCGTAGTGACTTGGTTGCTATGGGTTTCAATAAGAAGCAGGTAGAGAGTTTGCAGATGGGTGATGCACTAGCGTACACACCAGAGCGTGTGGCTCGTTATGCAGCAGGTGAGCAACCTTACCAAACTCAGACTGATGACCCCTCAATGCAAGAGATTGAGGTCTTTGAGTGTTATGTCAAAACTGATATGAACGGAAAGGGCATTGCTGCCCTGACTCAAGTCTTTTACGCTTCTAATGAGATTCTGCAAGATGAGGATGGTAAGGAAATGGTTGAGGAAGTGGACTATGTTCCTTTCCACTCAATCTGTCCTATTCCAATTCCACACAAGTTCTTTGGTAACTCGTTAGCTGACAGAACAGTTGACCTACAGTTAATCAAGACCACTATCACTCGTCAGATGTTAGATAACTTATATCTGACAAACAATGCTCGTGTAGTTGCTGTGGAGGGTCAAGTAAACCTAGATGACTTGCTGACTTCTACTGCTGGTGGTGTTATTCGTGCTAAGTCACAGGGTGCGGTGCAACAGTTAGTTGTTCAGAATGTGGCTAATCAGGCTTTCCCAATGCTTCAGTATCTGGACACAGTACAGTCTAAGCGTACTGGTGTGTCTGATGCTTCACAGGGCTTAGACCCTGCTATCTTGCAGAACGTGACTGCTGCTGCGGTAGCTTCAATGCAACAAGCTGGCGCAGGTAAGATTGAACTGATGGCTCGAATCTTTGCTGAGACAGGTGTTAAGTCTTTGTTCCAAGGCATCTTGCACTTGCTCTGTAAGTATCAGGACAAAGCACGAATGGTGCGTATGCGTGGTGAATTCGTAGAGTTTGACCCTAGAACATGGGCTAACCAATACGATGTTTCTATCAATGTAGGTTTAGGCGCAGGTAATCGTCAAGAGCAGATGGCTATGTTGTCTATGGTTCTTGCTAAACAAGAGCAGTTGATTGCTCAGTACGGCCCTGCCAATCCTTACGTTTCACCTGCTCAATATCGTGGCACATTGGGACGCATGGTAGAGATTGCTGGCTTTAAAGATAGTGCTGAGTTCTACAAAGCAATTACGCCAGAGCAAGACCAGATGCTTTCTAATCCTCCTCCGCAACAGCAACAGATGCCTCCAGAAGTGCAAGCAATCATGGCTCGAACACAAGCTGAGATACAGGCTAACCAAGCTAAAGCACAAGCTGACATTCAGTTGAAACAACAACAGATGCAGATTGATACAGAGATGGCGCAACAGAAGGCTGCTGTTGAAATGCAGATGATGCGTGAGAAAGAGGCTGCTAAGTTGCAACTAGAGCGTGAGAAACAACAGGCTTACTTTGCATTGAAGCAACAAGAGTTTGAAGCAGAAGCACAATTGAAAGCAATGAAGATTGGTGCTGGCATTACATCCAACGTAGAGATTAGAGGTTAATCATGGCTACAGCACCAGTTTATTATTCAGACAAAGCAGTTAAAGACTACATTGACACAACCTTTAAGGGTTTGTCTGGTGATGCACTTTTTACTGCTGTAGCAAATGAGGCTGCTAACAAGGGTGTCTCAGCAGAGCAACTTGGGCGTGTGCTTGGGTTTGATACTGCTGCTGTCAATCAATACGCAACTAACGTAGGTAAACCACTTGTCGCACAACAGCAAGTATTAGATAGCGTCATTGATAACGCATATAACCAACAGTTTGGGCGTGATGCTACAACAGCAGAAAAAGCTAGTGCTGTTAATTATTTAACTGGCGGTGGCGACTCTGGAACTGGAACAGGCACTCTGAACTACAGTACAGAAGGCTATAACTACGACACACAAAGCATCATCTCTGGTTATCGTAGTGCGCTAGGGCGTAATCCTACGCAAACTGAATATGTTTCTGCAATGGCTAACTTGGGTTATAACCCATACGATGCTAGTGTTTTGGGTACTGCAAAGAACTTATCAGCCAATGTTAATGCGCTAGAAAGTGACCCCTATGCAGGGCGTTATGCTAATACAAACCCTTATGGTGAATTTGACCCTGTAACGCAAACCTATAAGTTTAAAACAGAATTGCCTAACATCTCTCAGAATGTCCAAGGTAATAGCGTCCAGTTTATTAGCCCTGTTACTCAGCAACCTATTACCACTTCATTTGTAAATGGTAAGTTAGTTGTCAAAGAAGGTCAGAACACACTTACTGGTGAGCAAGCACAAGCCGCTATTAACTTGGCATTGAATACTGGTGCGCTAACTGGTACAGAGTATAAAAACCTAACAGGTGCGTTGGCTAATGCTAAGTCAATGGATGATGTTTATGCGGCTTTTTCTACTCCACAAGCAGTAACTGCATTAGACCCTAATTATGGTTTTCAGTTGGGTGTAGGTAAGACACTAGCCCAAGCACAAGCTAACTCTACAGGGGTACAGGCATTAGTTGACCAGATTGCTGCACAGAATGGTGGTAATTTGCCATCTAATTTCTCTGTGGCTAACTTGGCTAGTACTCAAAATGTACCTTTCCAGTTTAATCAAGGTGTTTACAATAAATCGTACACGACAGATGCTGGTACGCCAATATCTACATTGGCTACAGCACCAACATCGTTAACTAACTTTAATCCTAAGAATGTTTATCAAGCACCAGTAGTAGCAGGTCAATTCCGTGAGTTGTTCCCCTCATTTGGTGAATCTAAGCGTTTAGCACAAGGATTGATTAACGAGCGTCCAACGACACAAAGCATTGTTGACATGATTCGTGGAGTTCCAGCAAACCCTAATCTTGGATTGCAGACCATGCAAAGCAATGTAGTTGGTGCGCCTCCATCATTGAACAATGTTTTAGGCTTAATTGCCAAGTGAGAATAGAATGAACTACCAAGAACTGCGTAGCTTAGTTGGTGGAACTAATCCACAAAGTGTTAGCTATCAGGATATTATTTCTGGTATTCAAAGCCAATACACACCACAGACGCAGTTTGCACCAACAAGGTCATTGCTAGACTCAATTGGGGTTACAGTACCAGAGCAACCAAGAATTGCTTATGGTTCATTGTTACAGGCACAACCTAGAGTTCTGCCTACACCAATGAATCCTATTGTTAATGATGGAATTGCTAGTGTAGATTCTGGTGTAATCAATCTAGGGAACTTAGATACAGGCAAGATTATTGGTAACACAGGAATTGATAACACTCTTGTTTATAACAATAACTTAGCCAATACTGGTACGACAGACGTAACCACTAACACAACAAATAATGGTCTGTTTGGAACAAATGTTACAGGAACAGATGTAGCAAAAGTTGGAAGTGTAGTAGCACCGATAGCTGCTTTAGCTGGTAACTCAGACCTAGTTAAAACAGGTATTGCACTAAACTTAATTGGTTCTGCTGCTGACATTAAGACAGAGCAAGATGTTATTAACTTGGGAACAAGAATAGCGATGTTGGCAGCAGGGCCATATGGTAACGCTTTGGCACTTGGTCTTGGTATTGCTAAAGACAATACTCCAATGACAGTCAATGCTTTGCTAGGATTGGCAAACCCAACATTAGGACTTGTTAACAGTATTTCTAAGAATTTAACTGATTACAGTTTTGGCGACATTGTTAATGGATTACTAAATACACCAGAAGGAACTGTAGGCGACTATGGGTTATTGGGTGCTGCCAACCTAGCTAATACTGCTGATGAAAGCAGAAGAAGGGCAGGTGATGCTTTTGATAGCCTTGATGCAAACCAACAACGAGTATTGTCTGAACTTTATGATTTATCCCAGCGTGATGCTAACAAAGGTGGATTTGACTTAACTGGTAGCTACGACTTTAGTGGTGGTAGCAGTGGTGGCAGTTACGACTTTAGTGGCATTGGCGGTGGTGGTGGTCGCACAGATTATTGGACAAATAGGGCAGTAAATGCAGAATGACAAAGCAGTTTTGGCTCAATGGGCTAAAAACTTACTAAATGATGACTTTTTCAAAGAAGTATTAAATAACTTGAAAAACGAACAGATTAGTGTGATAATTAACACAAGTGCAGAAGAATGTGATAGGCGTGAGGATGCTTATCGGCACATTAAGTCTATTGAACTAATTACAGGACACCTAGAAGGTTTAGCCTCGGAAACTGTGATTAAAGAGAAGAAGTGGAAAATTCTGTAGGGTTTACCCTACCCTCCGTCCAGAAGGTTTCTGGCGATTATTGAGATGACAAATGGAAAACACCAACCCTAATGGGAGTGAAAGCCTAGATGTAAACCAAGCTGCTTCAGCG